CTCCCCCCTTTTTTTTTTTGGGTCCCGCTTTTTTCTTTTTGGGGGCGCCCACCACAAGGGGGCCGTCGTACTGATGAGCCGTTATGGCGTACTTGTGCTCCACCTTGACGTCGTTGTGCTCAACGACCGCCGGGTTGTTCAGCTTCTTGCGCACAACGTGATACACATAATGCTGACCCCCCGACCCCGTCGTCACCTCCTTGATCTCGATATTGAGCGCACAGCGCCCCTTGATCTTGGACTCACGGCACAGCCTCGATGCCGCCTTCTTGGCCGCACGAACCGGAGTCCCCGTAAAGTGCCCACCAAGATTGATGGCCCCCTTCTGATGTGTCGGGCTGAACGCCCTCACCACCTCAAACACCCTTTTCATTTTATTGACTTAACAGAAAAAAAGTTTTGCTTTTAAAAATTTTTTTGGTGATCTGATCGCACTCACCAAACGATTCATCCAAGGTGGGTAGACGGGGGATCCGAGTGAATCTGGTTTGATGGTTGTAAAAATGATGTGGGGCGGACGATACTCGATGATGAGGAAGACAGCTGATCATAGTGTTTGTTGCATTGCAGGCATGGGTCTCGATCTATTATGCGGTCGGAGTATGATCAGGATGGGGAGTTATTCGAGTGTGCATGCCCAGCGCATCGGGTTCTTGAAGGCCGAGGCTCGGAGGTTCAGGAGCATCGGGATGAAGGATCAGGCCAAGCGCATCATGAGCTGTATCCGTGGCGATGAGATTGATTATGCGGCGGTCCAGCGGACACTGAGTCGGATGATCCACCAGGGAACATTCATCTTTGTTCTTCATAGCGATCATGATGGGGAGTGGACGGCGGGGGAGGCGTCGGTCATCCTCGAGGCCATCTCCGAGCTGCGGTCATTTCTGGGGAACGTGTCCGAGCTGAGGCCGTGGATGATGGGGAATGGCACCTACCACCTCGAGCCGATACTGCGCCTGTCATCGCAGACGGGACTGCCCATCCTTTTTTGTTGAGAAAAAATTATGCCACATTGAAGAAACATGGAAGATGATTTATCCAAATCGATTGGTCTTATGGCGCCGGGACTGGGACTGTCATTGGCCGGTTCGTTCACAACGGCTTACACCATCATTAAGGAAGAACATGACAGGATCGAAAGGACTTCTCTCATTCTCGCTCAAACGGCCTTGTCGCTTTCCTTAGTCGCCGACATTCTCATGTTTATTATTAACCATGACGATGCGATGATCGAAATGATCCTCCTTAGAGAAGTCATTATCAATCTTTGGATCATAGCGATCGTCATTGGTATTGTCAGCATCAGCATCATGCCCCGACCCGACAAGGATGATCGATGGTGGAAGAAGGCTACTTGGTATCTGATGCCCTTTGTTATCGTCATTCATGGCGTCTACACCATGTTTTGGTGCAGACTATTTTATTTACAACTCAAAGTAGTTGATCAATCAGATAACCCAGAATCATGAATAGGACCGGCGCTATCGGGTACCACACGACCGATCTCACGATCCAGTCCCTGACGGACAGCCCGACCAGTGCATCCGTCTGCAGTGTCGATCTGATGGCTCGGAGCACCCTCGCATGAGCGGGCGATGAACACTCTGATGTGAGCTTGTGGAGGACCAGGCTCATCTCCACGGTCAGGACGCTCAGCTCCTGCAGCACGGGCCATCTCAGCAGGAAGCCGATGTGAGAGATGAACGATACGGCCGTGTACGCAATGATGGTCAGCAGACACCATATGAACGGCATCCTCAGTGTGTACAGGCACACCCATATCAGCGAGTGAGTCACGCCCATCATGCTCCACGACGCCCATGAGAAGACCGAGATCAGTCCCGGGGCTCGCATGAACAGGACGGACTGGATGATGACGCACACCGACGCCATGGTCGCAATCTCCGAAAACATTCTGGAGATGATGAAGGACGACCGCCGGTAGAGTCCACACGACGACTCGTTATCGACGATCTCCTTCCACTGGACATGCGTCGACAGAAAGACGACGGGGATGATGGCGCACACAAACATGACAATGTGGATGATGATCTGGATCCCCGTCGCCAGCATAATGTCAGGCGAGGGTTCTGTCGTAAACTCCTCCCACATCCTACCCGGGGACCCGTAGCATGCCATCGGGAATAGGCATATCGCGATCGGGGTCAGCACCTTGGCCGCCAGATCCATCCAACCCATCAGCATGTCGCGGTATCGGATGAGCGCCCACATCTCCACCAGGGAGCGCATCGGCCTCTTGGTGATCCGCAGAGGAGGATCGTCCGTCTTGATGACATCATCAAAGACCCGGACCGACACCACCCTGGAATCGGGGAGAACGGAGATGCTCCACTCCTCATCGATCCATTCCGACACGAACGGAGGCACGTGGTGGAGGCACAGCACGATCGATCGATGCTTTGCCGCCGCACGCAGGGCCTCCGCCACCATCCGCCCGGATGCGTCATCCAGTCCCTGGAACGGCTCGTCCAGGAGGATGATGGGGCATCTTTCGGGTGGTATCGCGAGGATCGCCATCAGGTGTGCTCGCCTCTTCTCGCCCCCCGACAGCTCCGGGTGGTTCATCTCCCCGAACCTCCTGTCCATGATATGACCAATCCCGACATCTACCAACGACAGATCGGGCTTGTAATGACCGAATAATGCCGCGTAGAACACGACCAGCTGCCTGGGCGTCATGTGGGGGGGCGGATTCGACGTCTGCTCCAGTATGACCGCCGCGCCATCCGATAAGGATCTGTAAAGTCGCCGCATCATGGTCGTCTTGCCCGCACCGGATACACCGCAGATGACGATCGCCCTCCGATGTTCCATCAGATCAGGGGTGCTCCCCGGAAGTTCCAATGACAAGTGATGATCCGGCATCGTTATATTCGGATTATATCATTACCTCTTTCGATTTAATTCATATTTCATCCATGTCAGTCAATCAACCATGGTTGGAACCAACCCCCATCACGGCTTAAGAACAACATCGGCTTCTAAAGCCGGCCTTGAGTTGGTTTCAGCCCTGGGGATTTGGGTGCAGGGTCTGTCATATTTAATGGATCTTGTGTGTGTGATGAAAGGAGATGAGTCAGTACACCCGTTATTCCGAGATGCCGGGAGAGATCCCCGAGCCGACTCACAGGACGACGGTCGACATTGTCGATGATCTGAGCACATGGCGGCTGATCCTGAGGACCCATCCGATCGTGGTCTTGTACATATGGAAGCAGTCGTGTCTCCCCTGCATCCGGAACAAGCACCCCCTCGAAAAATGGGCATCGTCCGTCAAGGAGCGTCTGGGCGACTCCAACAACAATGTTCTGTTTGTGAAGGACTGCCTCGATCGCGGGGGCGTCCCCATCCCCACCGAGGGGACACCGTCCGCCACGCACAACCGCATGGCGAGCATGGTCCCCTTCCTGGTCATTTACTATGACGGCAAGATCGTCTACAGCATGGCGGGGTTCGAACCCGAGGTCCTGGACAAGTATATCGACATGTGCTATGAGGACCTCATGAGCGCCCGCCAGCAGCAGGATCATACCGCCGACCCGAACGTCGTCTTTTACCCCAGCTGATCCATACGCAGCACGGATCTGACGCCCGTCCTCAACCCTTCTACAAAGAACAGGGGCATGAGCGCCTGCGACGGGTCCGGATCGATACTCACCACCCGGCCCGTGCCCAGACACCACCCCCTCCCGAGACTGATCTCCATTGTCGGCTTCAGAATATCCCCCGGCTCATGCCCCACCGACGCCGGCACCTCCACCAAGAAGTCCTCCTCCCGCATCGTCTTGCTTCTCTAAGCACACATTTTTTAAACTCGTCCCCATTCTAATCTATGGATGCTTAAGAGGAAGAGGGTTATAAGTAAGAGTAAATCCGGTCTGATTCCCTCCATCAGACGACGGTGCCTCTCCTAATGAATGCTGACCCCTTAAAGATTACATGACATCTTTAAGTCGAGATGCAGAAAGGAGGTGTGATGAGATTGATTAAGAGACGGAGATTTGGATGACAATGTTGGCAAAGTAGCTGTTGAGAGCGTTCTGGACATCGGGCATGACGTAGGTGGTGAGGAGGTTTTCGATCCAGGGCTGGTCGACGATCCCGAAGGTCGCCGGCAGGTTTCCGGACACGGACACATCAAAGGTGGTGAAGCTCAGTTCGAGGTTATCGAACGATATCCCGTAGATGTAAAAGTTGCCGTCGTAGGGAGCTGACTGGACGGGGATGGTTATCACCTGGGTGAGGCTGTTGGTCTCGGGCTGTTGGCATGTTATCGAGAAGGTTATGGAGCCGCTGAGTGTGCAGCCCGAGAGTGTTACGGAGCCGGTATCGGAGAAGTTGACGGTCGCTGGGCAGTAGCCGGGTGGGGTCGTGGTGGTTGTGCAGTCGCACGTCCAGTTGTAGAAGCACGACTCGAACGGGTCCGAACAGCATGGGCCGCATATCGTCGTGCTCGTCCCCGGTATCGGGCACAGGTTGGTCGTTTCGGATGCGTTGACCGAAAAATTGACCACGGGACTCCCGTAATACTGTGCGGTGAACCCGTATTTGTAAGTGGTCCCGTCATCCACCGACGATGAATCGTACTCCACCGTGTCGATCGTAAACTCCATCAGGTTGTTGAAGTTTCCAAGGCTGATGTTGTAGCTGTACGAGCACAACAGGATGCCGTCCGATGACTCGGACCCGCTCCCCGATAATTGGGGGATCGACAGGCACGACAAATCGATGCTGTTCAGTGTGCCGGTGGGGCACGTTATCCCCAGGGATGACAACGGGGTGTTTAGGTTATCTGCAATGTCCTGGTTGATGCCCTCGAGGATCGCAGTTATGGATGCTTGGAATGTCGGACAGATTTCTGGCATGAATGACCTCTATAATATATACACGCATATTTTTTTCGGAGGAAAAAAAAAAGATGTATAATATATATATATATGTATATATATAGGATACATGACCACATTAACGCAGATTGTCGACAAGATTAACGAAAGCCTCACCTCCCTGACCGAGGAGGACCCCAGGCTGCTCGTCCCCCATGTCTTTGGACGCATCAACAACTTCTCCCTGGACACCCTGGTCAGCAATAGGACCATCTCGCGCACCATCAGCAACCAGTTTCTCAACGCCAACCTCAAAAAAACATTTGCACAGAACACGAGCGAGTTCACCAACATGTTCTCCTTCTCCATCACGGAACTCAATAATCATCAGATCGTTGACAATGGGATAGCCTTCACCTTTGACTTCCGGGGCACTTATGGGTCCCCCATGGGATTCACGGTATGGAATCGCATCACCTCCTTATTCTCGGACAGCGTCGCCCAGTCCTCACAGGAGGCCCGATACGAGTCGCTCACGATACGGGGCGTCCTAACCTTCTCCGTCACCCACCTCACGCCGCACACCAACCCGATAACCGGGCAGACCTCCTTTGTCGAGCCCCGATCCCCAGATCTGCATGTATACAACATCCGATGGAGCGGCCTGTCGATCGACTTCCCCCCCACCACCCGCATCGTCCACTCGGTCGATGGAACCGTCAGATCGACCACGCTCGACAAGGACCTGTCGTACATTGTCGCCGAATTCTCCCCCGATCTCTACCAGGTCATGGCCGATGAGCTGAACCTCCGATTCGCAGGAGTCATCCTGTCCGTCTGCTGATTTATCTTATCTCCTCCCTCACAAAACATGAGCGGCAAGACACATCAAACTTGTGGATTTCATTCAATTGATTCTAAACCTGAAACCAACCCCCATCATACTTTAGCCCGGCTTAAGAATATGATGTTGTTCTTAAGCCGGGCTGAAGCTGGTTTCAACCCTGTGAATACATGGATTGACTGTATTGTCTTTGGATCCATCGTAATGAGTTAAGCCACACGGGTGGTGAGGTATCCGATGTGCATCAGGACAAACAGTGTCCAAATATCCAGATTGAGATATGGTTCGTGTGTGAAGGAGAACACCGTCCCCAGCAGCCCCATGTAGATGATGTCGATCCCCGTCGCCATGTGCATCCTGCGATCGGTAGATCGAATGACAGAAGTCCAGTTCAGATGGATCCACGGAACAATGGAGAGTATGACAAACAGGTCCCGGTTGCGGCTCCCCCATCTGCACCAGAGATACCACAGCGCCCACACATTGTGCAGCACCGACGCCCCGTGGAGCCACCTGATGATGCGCCTCGATACCATCTGGACGCAGAGCAGCGACCATGACGCCCCGTACGACGCAAAGACGATCCAATCCCCCCTCGGCCTCACCCCCGAGCACAGCGCCGCGCCCGACACGATAAGAACAGGGAACACCACGGACTGGCTGAGAATGCCCATGTTCCTGTGGACCCACCAGCCCCCACACAGAGCACTCAGACTCTGAGAAGCCGCAATCACCAGGAAAGCAATGAACCCAATGTCATGCATCATGAACCACCCCCCATGGAGCGCATCATGGAGCTCATGACGACTGATCCACGAACATCCCATTTCATCATTACGCCCTCGATGGCTTAAGGCGGATGGTATGGTATCATACCAAATGAGACTGGGGGATGTGTTTCCGGTGGTCATTGTGAAATCGCATCCGAACTTTCCGATCAAGTGGGAAAAGACACAGAGGCATCTTGTGGAGGAATGTGGGGTTCCGAGTCCGACACCCCATCATGTGGCCGACACGGGGACGTATCCGTCTGGCATGTGCAGGAGCCTGTCGGTGCTGGACGTGCTGACCCTGCGGAGTATCGATTCGGACGCATCGGACCATGTTGGCATGATCCGGAGGGCATCTACCGATCACCCGGACGAGCCCTTTATCCTGTTTGTCGATGATACCGCTCGATTCGATCAGCGCCGGATCTCACCGGGTGGTCTCGATGCGATCCGGCGATGCCTCATGAAGCCCGGGGTCGACATCCTATTCCTTGGCCACATGCCGTACGGCTCCATGATGTCCTTTTACACATCGCCCGGCATCATCCGGTGCTTCTCAATGAACGTGCTGTCGCACGCCTACGCACTGACGAGGACCGGCATGCACAAGATCCTGGGCATGACGACGGACGACCACCCATCATTATCCTTCGGACAGTTTGTGCGACGTGCACACCTCTGTGCATACGCCGTCTACCCGGTCATGTCCTTCCCGTACCGTGAGCCCCCACTCTTCACAAGGTTCAAGGACATGATCCCGTTCGGATCCGCCATGTCGTTCCACTGTGTGAACGACGTCATGGTCGAGATGAGCATCGCACTCCCCGTCATCCTGCTCACCATGACTGTGGTTCTCGTCATTCATACGGTCAGGCATACGGTAAGGCATATAAGGCGTAGGCACTCAATGAGAATAAAAAATGTCGTCTGATGAGTCCACGAGGTTGTATTACATGCGGGAGTTCAGGGATCATCTGGTGCGCTTCCTGGATGAACTGATTGAGCAGTTCCCGGAGGAGGGTGAGTTTGTCGTCATGCGGATCTTCATCAAGGATCAGATCCCCATTGCGGATGTCATTGGGCGATTCATCCGGGATCTGCTTCCTCTCAAGGCCAGTGTGGACGCCAGGGATGAAAAGTTCTTTCTCGATAACACGCTGCTCATTGTCAACAGCCCGGGTGGGGGTGTGGCCGATCGTGTCGATCACTTCCGGGCGCTGTGGCTGTCCGACAGGCTCTCCGATGATGATCGCAAGGTCATGTGGAAGTGGATGGATGTGTTTATGCATATCGCGGGCATGTACCACAAAAAGTTTGGGAATGTTTACGGATGGGACTGAATGATAAAAAAAAAAAGTTATCCAACAAAAATATTTCTTGGGAAATATTTTTTATTCGTCAGACTCAGGGTTGAAACCAACCCCCGTCAACATCCTCTCCTTAAACCGGGCTAAAGTCAACGCTGCTGTTGTCAGGGTTGAAACCATCCGCAGATTATTGATGAGACGGCTTAAAGACGTGATATGTCTTTAAATCATTTCGGTCATTGCTTTAAAGCGGTTCCAACCCTGGCTGTTGTTGGTATGATGAGAATAACGACAAAATCTCGTCGTATATCCGATTGATGCTCTCGTTGTTTTTGTGATCATTCAGGATGAGCCCCACATCCAGTTCGGATAGATTGGGGAAATGGCCATAAGTTCCGATAGTTATTTTTTGTGTCGTGTCCCTGAGAACGAACCGGATAAGACTCAGGGTTGAAACCAACCCCCATCAAACTTTAACACGGCTTAAGAACAACATCGTCTTCTTAAGCCGGCCTAAAGTTGGTTTCAACCCTGATAAGACTGACCGGGTCGAATTCGCCCTGTCCATGCTTCTTCTTCTCTTTCGTGTCAAACTTCCCCTTCTTCGGCTTGGAGAGATAAATGACAATCTTGTCATCGTATATATCGATCGCAAATATGCCGGATGGGTAATCCTGATAGACGGGATCTGTCCATTCGTCTTCTTTGGAGAAGCGGGGATGACTACTGTTCACGGCTACATTCTTTGTATTGCCAATGTCGTAATAATTCTCCAATAGGCACCTCGCTCTAATGGAATCTGAAGACCAAGGCTCGTATCCTTGAAAGGCATTCCGATAATCCTTCCAAACCGTCCATATAAAGTCATAGATCTTTTGGATCTTCATCGCCTTGGCCCTGACCCACGGCAAGTTATGGTTGATATCCTTACCAAAGGCGGCTTCGTTGAGCTTCTGTGCGCCGAGGAATGTCCTTCGGAACCATGTGATAAACATCCCCTGCTGTTTTTTTTGCTGCTGAGACGGAAGGTCTTGTTCATAATGATAAAACTTTTTGAATCTCTGTCTCATGCCTCGACGGATAGCAGAAGGGACATTATGCTGCTGTGCCATTTCTCCTAATTAAAAAAAAAAAGTCAAGATAAGCATTTGATAAACAGAAAAAAATGGATAAGCAGCATCATCATGACACCCGGTACATCCTGATCGATTCTTCGTATCGCGACCGGTTCCAGTATCCCGAGCCGGCGTCATTCATCATTCCGTTCCAGAAGATGATGGGCAATGACATTGCGTCCTCTACCGATCCGACGACATCCATGTACCCCGTCTACAACTTCCAGTGGGCGACGCAGTGGGTGCCGTCGGGTTCGGGGACCGTCTCACCGACCGATCCGTCCATCTTTGTGGGCGATATCATCGGGGGATCGCCCAGACAGCCGCTGCTGGCATCCAGCATCGACCTGCTGACCGGCATCACGAATGATCTCATGAACCCTTCGTATACGAATGCGACGGGGGTTTTTCGTCAGCTCTACTTCTTGTACGACTATGATGGTATCACCAGCCCGATAAGACCAAAGGATGTGGCGGATTATTATCTGGTTGTGGAGTACGACCCTGTGAACCGCGTCATTACACTGGATCGTGCGATCCCGGGGTTCACGGTCGGTGTGCGCTACACCCTGTACAACCCATCCAAGAATGCCGAGACCCTGAGCGACGGGACGGTGGTACCGATGAAGATAACGCTCCAGGGCTACAACTTTGATCGACTGGGGACGACGTCCAACAACTCGGGGTTTTTTCTCTCCACCTCATCGAGTCTGTTCCTGCTGAATCTGCGGACGTCAGAGGTCATTGCGGTGGTGTACAACGGCCTGGATTCCGTGGTATCGCCCGTCGGATTCAAGTCATGGGTAGTAACGGATGCCTACCTCCTCTTTATCGACAACGCCCCGAGGGTCTTTGGGCGGATCATCCCGATCATCGGCACCAGGTATTACGCGTCCGGCTCCATCGGCTCCTACGAGCTGTCGAAGCGCGGCGCCGTGGGGTGTGTGTACAAGTACGATGACCTCCTTGCGGCGGTCATCCCGGGCACGCCATCGGGGGTGCCGCTGGGCGACGCCATCACCTATGCGCTCTTCAGGATAACGTCGGTGAACAGCCGGGGCGAGATCGTCTCGATCGAGATGATCAGGCCGGGGCTGGATTACTGCTGTGGGGGCGTCTTTGACCTGGCAGTGGTCGGGTCCGTCTCGCCGTCCCTCGTCCTCGCCGATGATTGCCCGATCGACATTCGAGCGCAGATAACGGTCCAGACGATAAATACGTACATGGAGGTGGAGTCAACGACCGCGCCGACGGCCAACTCGTTCTTCATGCCCATGATCAACACGCCCATGTTCAACAAGCTCAAGAACGAAGAACTCTGCATCAACCCGATCAACAGCATCCCACCAAACACACCGCGCACCCCGATCCCTACCACCCAAAAAGACGCCGATCAGCTGTACGGGGCCTTTCCCATCACCAGGGTGTTTGATCTGGGAGGCGGGACGTGGGGTGTGCAGCTTTCTGCTCAGGGGGCCATCTTCAATGAAAAGTTCCCGCGCACGTCATCGGAGCTCTCGAGGTTCAGTTCGTTCAGCCCGTACAGCACCTTTTTTACGATACTCGAGTTCCGAGGCGATTCGTGTGTGCCGCTCAATTACTCGGGGTCCACGGTGAGCAGCAACCAGATGGTCTGCTACAACATGAGGATCGTGTCCCTGATCCTGCCCAATCAGCTCCTGCAGACGGCGTATGGGGGTCTGGTCAGCGCCTACCCCTTTGTCTTTGTCGACATCTCCAACGAGTCCGCGCCCACGAGCCACAACAAGAACACCATCTACACCAACAACCCGTCCGCCGTGAATGCGACATTCATCTGCAATATATCCGACGTGAATTCACCCCTCATCACCAAATACATCAAGATCTTTTCGGATGGCACAAACAATGTCGTCAAGTTCAAGCCTAACGACAATCTGCGCTTCCGTGTATTTCTCCCCTCCGGCGAAACCCTCCGCATGCAGACCGCCGATCGACTGCCCCCCATGCAGCCCAACCCCCTCCTCCAGATAACGTGTCTGCTCGAAATCACACGCATCGCCACCAGCAAATAAGCACCCCAAAAAATATTCTTAAGTGGGTTGAACCCGCATAAGGTTTGTATTGCAGGGTTGTAACCAACCCCATCAAACTTTAATACGGCTTAAGAACAAGATCGTTTTCTTAAGCCGGCCTAAAGTTGGTTTCAACCCTGTTGTATTATCTATTCAAACAAAGACCACCGATGACATGATATGGAAGGATGTTGGCGAAAGTTGGATCCGATTCGTGAATGCCATTAGATGGTGCACCGATAATGTCGTCAGGTTCAACAGGGTTGAAACCAACTTTAATCCGGCTTAAGAAGACAATGTTCTTAAGCCGGATTAAAGTTGGATAGGGGGTTGGTGTCAGGGTTGAAACAGATCGCCGCCTGCAAATAAATAAGCATATCCGCAACAATTTTATTTTCCCGATAAAAAAGTAAATCCATAAGCATGTCAGCGAAGGTGTTGTTTGATATTTGCTTGATACTATCCATAGGGATTGATTGGTATTATCACGATGATTCTCACTTCTATCCTGATCAGCAGGGATGTCGGCAAAAAATACAAAATCTCCCTGATCATGGCATTGGTAGGATCCTTGTGCCCCATTACACCCATCCTCTTGATATTCGTTCTGCTTAGATCCGGTGTACGACTCAAAAAAATTCAGGAAGATGTCTTTATTCTTTTTTTTCTCGCAGCAGCGATCTGCCTCCAAATCACATTCTTAGTGATCAAGCCACAAAAAGTCGAATCCCACGAGAGGCTCAGCATGACCATCCAAGTATTCGTATATATCGGCATCATCGTTGAGATACTGGCTTTTATATCTGGAGTTTGGGACACCGCTTTAAAGTAATCACCAAAATGATTTAACGAAATATCATGTCCTGAAGCCGTCTTGTCAATAAACTGTAGATGGTTTCAACCCTGGTTTGGGACATTCACTTGTCTCTCCAGGGCCCACATCAAACTTTAATACGATTTAAGAACTACATAAAGCCGGGCTAAAGTTGGTTTCAACCCTGCTGTTGACGAGTTTTTTTTTTATGTGGAGAATAAATCATGGAGGCGGACAAGAAGAAGGTGGAGGAGGACTACCAGAAGTTGTATGATGGCATTAAAGATACATTACCAGAGTATATGAAGGAGATGGTCCGTTTTATATACAAGGCATATGAAGAGTTGGATGGATACCCTGCGATCTTCAATATCAATCCTTTCACATACATATCATCCCTTCCAAACGATGTTGATTATGATCAATTCAAAAAAGATGTAGACGATTTTATGCGTAAGTATACCTTTACCAAACATTTTGGTAAATTTCCTAAAGATATAATCAGCAATAAGCGTATACTGGAATCACCACCCCCACGAGGATATGGAAGACCGTTGGCGCAAATTGAATCTGATTACAGGATAGTGAATGTCTCCAGGTGGTGCACCGATCATCCCGAAAATAATGATTGTCAGAACATTATCGCTAAGATACCAGAAGCAAAAAAGTTGGAGGTGGAAGAAGCACTGCAGCCGGTGATCAATCCAAGCACAGATCCAATGACGCCGTTCGGCGCCGCCATGCTGCTCCTCCTTCTCTGAGTTCCCACTGAAAACCCAAACCTAACTCTATTTTGAAGACACTTCAATATTTTTCTCATCCTTAAGGTGGGTTCGAAGACAGGTTTAAAGACTCAGAGGAGTATAGGGAGTGCGAGGATGACCCCCTACAGGGTTTGATAAAATACACCTTGGATGGATCCTTAAGTGTCATGTCTAACCAGCACAGGGTTTGAGTTAGAGCATGATGAGGGGAGCGGGGAGGGAGATGGATTTTTGGAGGTGATCATACCATTCGGACCATTTGTTCCTGCATTGTGCCCGAACCTTATCGTCCTGCAGGACGAATTGTCGGATATAAATCAAAAACACAATGATGGCCAAGCATGCCATGAATAGACCGATCTTGAAGAGCTTGCGCCATCTGAAGGTCCTAATGGCGGACAGGGTCATGAGCACAATGCCCACGCCGATTATGATGCACGCGATTATTGCATTCAGTCTCTGTTCCTGGCTCGCAAGGATGATGGTCCATACCACAACGATCGTGAACAAGGGGACGATGTGGTACATGCTGAGACCTTCATTGAACCATTTGAGGACGGGTCTGGACCATGTGAGGAACCACATGATGATGGAGACGGTCTGTCCGACCAGGACGGGTGGCACAATCTTGATGAAGAGCAGCCTGTCAAAGAAGATCATCTGGAATACGGTAATGACAATGGGTGTGAGGACCCCGAGCAGTGCGAATGAAGTGGCGATCCCTCGGAAGGCCCGGATTTTTGCATGTTCGTCTGCAAGATCTTCCTCGGTCATGGAATATCTCTGGACAAAGAGAAAGAGGGAGATGATCCCCGGAAGAATCGAAAAAAAATAATTCGCCAATTGGATCCATTGCGGCGCAAACTCTCGGTGTGATCCAAACATCCTCAATAGTATCTCGGATAAGAAGCGCACCCTCATGTTCGCATCATTTGGCTTATTCGGATAACACTTTATCATATAAGCATCAACCTGTTTGTTGATATTGTTGACAAGGTCATCGATTCCTGTATTTGCCATGGAGGATTTATAGTCGTGATGAAAAAAAAAATTGTCGTCTTGATCCACCCAAAACTGAATCTTGGGCCGTCATATCAAGGACATGTATTTATAGTGTGCTCACTCACTCATAATGATTTGTTCATTTGTGCAGGATGATGGATCATGCCAGGCGGCTGCGAACGGATGGTTATGTGGTCATTCCGGTCATGGATGCCCATATGATTAGGATTTTTCGGGAGGCTTTTATCTGTTCGATGACCGCCTTCCCCGAGTTCCTGCGACATCCCGATGATCCCATGAGGACGATGGACGGACGGATGTTTGGGGAGAAGGATTCGAATCATGTCATGGGGGGTTTTGGTGCCTTTGGGAACCCGGCATCCTTCCACAACCCCTTTGTTCGAAACATTCGAATCTTTCTCCGACACGCCGTCATTGGCCTCTTCCGGGATCTCGTCAGGGATGGCGAGCTCATGGAGCAGCTGTTCGATCGCATGTGTCTCCGACCGGCGGGGACCAGCACAACGAGGGAGCAGTGGCACAGGGACCTCAACCCGACCGCTCTCGACGGGGATGTCGTGTTTGGCGGTTGGATCAACCTCGATGATGAGCCGCAGTTCTTCTCGTGCGCCCCCGGCACGCATCATGCCGAGGTGGCTGTGCAGCAGGGAAGCGGGTTCCATCGAGACCAGGCTCCTGGGTCTTCGGAGAAGGTCGTTGTTCCCCCGGGTCATCTGCTCATTTTTTATCAGCGGCTGCTCCACGAGGTCCACCCCCGACGGCTCAGAAAGGCCTCGTTCCGACAGTTTGTGTGCTGGCGCATCACCAGCCACCCGGGATCGACCCTCCAGAGGGACTCCATCGAGCGCATCGTCCGAGATCAGGCCGTCCCACGCCTACCCAGCGATCAGATCCCACCGATCTACGGGAAGAACCATGCGAGCTTCCACCTCCACAAACCGAACGGTCCCATCTCCTGGTCCGCCCGCCTGCTGCGGCCATGCTGTGTGTCCGATAGAATGGGCCATCGGTTCATGAGGAGCCTCCGGGAGTATGACATGCCCATGTATCAGGAATATGAAGAGATGGAGACGAGCCTCCTCACGCCCCATGATTCGTGGGTTCTACCGGATACTTCCACATTCGAGTGGAGTGTTGAGAAGATTATGGACATGTCCATCCTCCGACACGAGCCACGGGTGGTCGTTCATCTGCACTGATTGATACGATCCTCATCCTTCTCATAAGTTGAATATGACCTTGTTGGCCTACACTTCTTCAATCTCTGTGCTCATCTCGTCGGATTCCGAACCAATGTCGCGGCAGCAATAAGGACAAACAATAGATGCCCCACAAAGGGAAAGGATTATGTATACATACTGTGGGGAGCAGGGTTGAAATCAACTTTAGGCAGGCTTAAGAAGACGTTAAGTGCCCAACAGGGTTGAAACCAACTTTAATACGGCTTAAGAACAAGATCGTCTTCTTAAGCCGGCCTAAAGTTGGTTTCAACCCTGGTGCCCAACGTTCTTCGTGCGACTTGTGTTTCACAAACCCTGACGGGTCGACTTTGGATTAACTCGAATCTCCTCTCCTTCAAACCCACTTTAAGGATTCTTAAGTGTCTTAAAAATCGAGTTGGGTTTGACCTGGGTTTAACCCGTGCAGGGTTTGGAATTTCATTTGAATTCACGGATGTAAAAAAATTCTATTTCAAAAAAAAAAAAAAGATATTCCGAGATTTTTTTTTTCATATACCATCTTTTTTTTTTCCACTGCTTCGGAAATCAGGCGGGTCGGTCCTGGAAGATGGGAAAGACGGTGGCGGCGGTATCGTAGCCGTTGGAGAATAATTCAAACTTCTGAGAAGTGTCCATGAGGAATTTGAAGAGGTGGACGTCTTCGGAGACGCGTATCATGCATACCGTGTGGCCTTCGATGGTGGTTTTTTCGACGGTCCGTCCGTTCATGAACATGTTAAAGACCCGGTTGAGGAGGTCGAGGAGTGTTGTGGGAAAGACGGAATCGGCGGATCGGTCGACGACCCGGAAGGATAGTTGGAGTCCGATCACGGGGGGTTCGGACGCCTGGTGGATGGCAAAGTTATCGACGACACCGCCGTCGATGTAGACGCTGTCGCCGTACCGGAAGGGCTCAAAGAGGACCGGGAGGGTGCACGACGCTCGGATGGCGGCGATGCAGGGCATGTCCGGGTTATTATCGGGTGATAGGTACTCGGGGTTGCCCGTGCACATGTTGCATGCGACGGCCACGAGGCGGACGCCGGTCTTTGCCTCGAGCTGGGCGAGCGTCATGAGGCGGCCGATCTTGGTGATGGTCATCCTTTCGAGTCTGTCCTGTATGCTGATAAAATCGGAGACGGCGATCCCGTCGCCCCTGAGGAGTCGTATCGTGTCGATCGAGATCATGTTTTCCAGGAAGCCCTTCCTGCACAGGTGCACCATGAGTTCGACGGGGGAGTACCCGATCGCATACAGGTAGCCGATCATGGCACCCACAGACGTCCCAATGATGGTGCGAATATTGCCGGTGTAGCCCCTGTCCTGCAGGCACTGCAGCGCACCCAGGAGTGCGATGCCCTTTACCGAACCCCCCGATATAACGAGCGTCCGAGGCCTGTCCATGCCAAATTTTCATGACCAATCTCATCCCTCTATATCATACATCCCAACACGGGTCAAACCCTCCCCACGGAAATCCAAACCCAACTCGATTGTTAAGACACTTAAGGACTCATCTAATCCTTAAGGTGGGTTTGAGTTTTGAGGAGCCAGAGATCCGAAGCTGACCCGCACGCACAGGGTTTGCAAAAACCCCGGTGGAGGTCAAACCCATCTCGATTTTGAACACACTTAAGGATTTTTTTATAAATGATGAAAAGGAGGGATGGCGAGCACGCCGGAGGATGAGAAGTTGAAGAACAGGCAGTATTATGTTACATATGTCGACAGGGCCGTCAGGTTCCGGTACGAGGCGGTCAGGTTTGGGAGGTGGCGTCAGATTTCGGATTCAGGGGACCGTCAGATGGAGCAGCTCATCTCGCTCCCATCATGGATCCCCCGATATTTTGTCAGGCCGATCCTTTACTGGAGATCGCTGCCAAGATATTTTTGAATGAATTGAAAAATGATTCCGACAGGTGAGAATCAGATTAGAAAAAAAAAATGGATAACGATGTATACAAGGAGGAGATGGAATTTTACGGGTGCATTGAATTCTTTCATCCTATCCGTCCGGGGTTTTTTCATGTCATTGAACAAAAATTGAGAGGCAGCGGCTTTGTCAATCTCCGGGATGGGGCATTCGCATTCTTCATTTCACCCAATCTCACTCTTGCCGAACAGTCCATCCTCCACTCCCACAGCCAAGTCCTCGCTTACATCGAGCGCATCATGAATGATGATGGCTACGTCCCCAATCTCCACGACGAGTCGAATGATGATCTGCTCACCATCCCCAAGACCGACTTTGTCAAATGGCAGATATCACCGCGCATACGACACGTCATTGAACAATGACAAAGGGATATTTGGGACAGGTTTCAAACCAACTTTAATGCGGCTTAAGAATAACATCGTCTTCTTAAGCCGGCGTAAAGTTGGTTTCAAACCCACCTTAAGGATTAGATAAATCCTTAAGTGTATTAGTATGGGTTTAACCAGGAGGGAATCATGATTTATTGTTGGTATTTGGGTCCGAGGAGATACTTGCCGTTGGATCGTGGGATGAGGCCGAGGGATTTGAGGGAGGCGACCATGGTGAATCCGATGGAGTGTCCGTTCTTGTGGAGGTTGAGGTATTTCTTGGCATTGTCGATCGTCCGGAACGGGCTTTTTTCGATCCTGTCCTTGGTCAGCGGGTAGGGCCTGTCCGACATTTTTTTATTGCATGACAGGAAAATAATCAATCCTTCACATGGTTCCGCATATCGTTCCAAACCGTTTAAGGACTCAGATAAGGAGATCTGAGTAAACCCGAGGAAATCCAAAGTTGACCCGCACAGGGGTTCATCCACCCACGCACAGGCTCGTCTACAAGACGGCTTCAAGACATGATATCATCAAACAGGGTTGAAACCAACTTTAGGCCGGCTTAAGAATCCGATGTTGTTCTTAAGCCGTGTTAAAGTTGGTTTCAACCCTGTCATCAAACCTTCTTTGGATTTCATCGCATCTTCTATCGAGTTGGGTTTTAATTTGGTCCGCACAGGGTTTTGGGTTAGGGGATGAAGAGGAGGGGCTTGCCGATTTTGCGCATAAAGAGGTACCCGTGTCTTCGGAGGCGCATGATGAGGGACTGGCTGACCTCATGGAATGTCCTGGGGTGGCTCCTTTCGAACTCAAAGTCGACAAAGGTCCTCCTGATGTTCAGAAAGGGGATCTTGTAGTGGGCGCATATATTGATAAAGTAGTGTTCGTCCGATGCAAACACACGGTCGAAATCGCGCAGAAACTCGCCATTGGCGCATACGGACGCGGCACGACGGTCGAGGATGAACCACTGATGGGCCTTCATGAATCGTTGGGGAGGTATCCTGAGTCTTGAGTTGTTGAGACGCTTGAATCGTGCGCTGTGATCGATGGTCGTGTGATAATCGGGGTTGTAAGAGAAGGAGGATGCCTCCTGGAGGACGACGGCCTTGTAGACATTGTCAAAGATGTCGACAGGGATGCAGCTGTCGGAAAGCAGCACAAATTTTTCCACAAGAGGATCCTCCAGCGCCTGGCGGATCATCAGGATCGTCGCCTCCACCAATGAATTATGAGCCCATGAGGTATGAATGAGCTTGTCGATGATGTTCGCCTTCAGAATCGATGAATGTGGTATCCTGTCCGGATACTTGGGATGACACACAATCCTGTACAACGCCGGATGACCCTGGTCAAAAAAAGCCCTCCACAGATCACCATGATTCAAATCACCCACCGTCAAAAACATGAACGCCACCTTTGCTACAGGCATCCCTCTTGTGCCCGTCATGGTTATCCGCTTAG